GGAGAAGTTTGTCAGCACACATATTAGAAAAATCAATGACTTGGTGAAAGACCTATGAATAAACAAATTATTGAACACAAAGAATTCCCATGGCAAATTTGGCGGACATAAATACTTATATAGCGGCCTTGGTGTCACTCCCGCTTTACAAACTCTGCCACCTATGCTATAATTACATAGGAGAAAAACATGGCAACAACACTAACCCCCGTACAATATAAATACACCAGCACAAAAGAATATCACGATTCTTTTCCTTGTGCGTATCGTCAATGGCGAGCTGACAGTCACTGTAATCTAATACACGGTTACAGCTTCAACATGAAGTTTTACTTTGGCACCAATGATCTAGATGCCCGCAATTGGGCTGCTGACTACGGCGGACTCAAAGAACTCAAAGGTGTATTGGAAAGTCAATTTGATCACACTCTGTTGGTGGCCGAAGACGATCCTGAATTGGCGTTTTACAAAGAAATGGAAAAGCGTAAGTTGGCCAAACTGACAATTCTACCCAAATTGGGTTGTGAAGGTCTGGCTGACCAGCTGTACAAGTATGTCAATGGTGTTTACATTCCAGACATGTGGGGCCAAGCAGAATCCAAACGCCTGTGGTGCTATCGTGTGGAAGTACGTGAGACTCAAAGCAACATGGCGTTCCGTGAAGGACATCGTGAATGGAACGAGGATTTATTTGAATGATCAATAAGTTATGAACAAAAAAGAAAAAGAAATAATGGACATCCTTCAAGAGGAATGTGCAGAAGTAATTGTTGCGATTAGCAAAATTAGTCGATTCGGGGCAGATAACTTCAAACCTGGTAAACCCAAAACAAATAGAGAACACTTGGCCGAAGAACTAGGCGATCTACAAGCCATGATTGATCTGTGTATCAAGTTTAATTTAGTGGGCAGTGAACAAGTAAGTGTTGCAGCCGATAACAAGATTACTAAATTAAAACAGTGGTCAAATATCTTTGAGGAACAATAATGTTCGGAACCAATGAAATCATCGGAAAGAAATATTTCAAGGATGCTCCCGCAGACAGCTTATTTGTGACCAGTATGTTCTTTACACTACAAGGTGAAGGACCATATGCTGGCTTGCCTGCACTGTTTATTCGATTGGCCAAATGTAATTTGGATTGCAGCTTCTGCGACACATTCTTTGATGACGGCGACTGGATGACCTTTGCTCAAATTGAATCCAAGATGTATGCAGCCATCAATGACTATTGGAACAATCAAGGCAAGACCTCACCCAAGTGGGCAGTCAACGGAATGAACGACTATCCAGGAGTAGTATTGGTAATGACAGGCGGTGAGCCTTTGCTACAGGATAATATCAGTGCCTTTATGGCAGAACAATTAAAACACTTTCGAGCAGTGCAGGTCGAAAGTAATGGCATTCCTGTTACCGTTGTGCCCCCGGGTGTTACATTGGTATGTAGTCCCAAGTGTATGGAAAAAGAAGGTCGTGCAATCAAGTATTTTGCGCCAAGCAAAACTATTTTGGATCGCGCAGACTGTTTGAAGTTTGTGATGAGCTCAGACCCCGGCAGTCCATATAATAATATTCCCGAATGGGCTCATGAATGGAAGCGCAATAATCCAATCAAGGAAGTGTATTGCAGTCCCATGAATGTGTACAATAGTTTCCCGCAAAAGATCAAACTATTGCGAGCAGAAAAAGGCACTATTACCATGGCAGAACGCAGTACGGTTGACGAAGTAATTAGTTTCTGGGAACCAGGATTGCTGGATCTGACCGCTAATCAAGCCAATCATGAATATACTGGGCGTTACTGTATCGAACATGGATTCAAATTGAACTTGCAGATGCACTTGTATGCAAGCCTGGCATAATGATGAGCATGCGATGTCTGGCTACTAAAAAGATAATTATGTATATAAGGAATATTCAAAATGTTTAATTTTTTCAAAAAGAAAAATGCAGATGATTCTGCGTCCAAACCTAAAAAAGAAAAAGCAGTGGTCAAGACTGAAAAAGAACTGGCCACTGAACGAAACGAGCCGTGGGTTCATATTGTCAGCGTAGAGCTGGATCCGCAAAATATCGGCAACGGCGCATTTGAACTAGACTGGAATGATAAGTTTGTTACCAATCTAGTACGGGCAGGGTACAAAGGCAAAGACGATGCACAGATGGTGGATCAATGGTTTCAAGATGTATGTCGCAATGTGGTCATGGAAACATTCGAGCAACAAGAAGCCAATAACCCCAGATCCGTTGGCGCAGTTCAACGCAAAAATATAGGCGGGGGCCGCAGCGAAGTATCGTGAACTTATATGTAAACGGTGACAGTCACAGTGCCGGCCACGATGCAGGTGGTCCATCCCACAGCTACGGCAAACATATTGCAGATTGGTTGAGTGCAGATTTCTTTTGTGACGCTATTTCAGGTTGCAGTAATGATTCTATTATTTCAAGAACGCTGGTGCATCTGGAAAACAACACACCCGACTATATTATAATTGGTTGGAGTACCTGGGAACGCGAAACTTGGCGTCACGGTGATATCAGTTATAATATCACCGCTAGCGGCACTGACACTGTACACCCAAAACTAAGAGAGCAGTACAAGCAATGGGTCATCGATAGTGTGACCCCAGAATTCCAGCATCGTAAAGAAGAAGAAAATCATACTAAAATTTGGCAGTTGCATCATTTATTAAAAAATAAAAATATTCCCCATTTATTTTTTAATTGTTACTCTCATTTTTATTATGTGACCACTCACAATAAACCTAGATACGATTGGGGCGATTGTTATGTTGATCCGTATGATCGATGGAGCACTTACTATTTTTGGTTGGAACGCAAAGGCTACATTCCTGCCAATCCCGAGTTTTATCATTATGGTCCAGATGCACATGCGGCATGGGCTGAATTTTTATTGCCTTATATTAAAAAATTATGATACTTTATATCAACGGTGATGGACACAGCGCCGCGGCCATGGCATCAACCGATTTTGTCACAGCAGAAGATGATGTTGATTTATGGTACATGGGACGGGCACCACATCCTATAAATTTACGAAGATCCTATGGCGCATATATAGCCAGCGTGTTAAAAGCCAGACTACTGGTAGAAGCAGATGCCAATAATACTAATCAAGCGGTAATCGATCAAACTAAAAAATTTATAGAAAATAATCCGGTCAATGAGCAAATTTTGGTTATAGTCGGAATGCCAGTGTACGATAAGCTACAATTTGATGAGTTTGGTGCATATTTCAAACAACGAAATATCAAACATATCTTGTATCCTGTCAGTGATTATATAGAATGGTTGACCCTAAGGCATCACACACCAAATGAATTTGGTTATTTTGATGAACTTGCGCACAAAGACTGGGCAGGTAATTTAATTAAACCGTTGACACGAATCATATAATATGCTATTATTACCATATGAGATACTTACTAGTTGATACTGCCAATACATTCTTTCGTGCTCGTCATGCAGCACACCGTCAATCCGACACTTGGGATAAGTTAGGGTTTGCTATTCATGTTACATTAGGTAGTGTGAACAAAGCATGGCGAGATCAAAAAGCAGACCATGTGGTATTCTGCTTAGAAGGCCGCAGCTGGCGCAAGGATCATTACAAACCGTACAAAGCTAATCGTGCAGTGACTCGTGCAGCTCACACCGAAGCAGAAGCAGAGGAAGACAAATTGTTTTGGGAAACATTTGATGATCTCAAAACATATCTTACTGACAGCACCAATTGCACGGTTATTCAACACTCGCAACTAGAAGCAGATGATTTGATTGCAGGTTGGATACAAAGTCATCCCGGGGACGAACATATTATTGTCAGCAGTGACACAGATTTCTATCAATTATTGGCGGCGAATGTCAAGCAGTACAATGGTATCAGTGACGAACTTCATACCTTAGATGGTATTTTTGATAAGAAGGGCAAACCTGTCGTCGACAAAAAGACAAAAGAACCCAAGAAGATTCCCAACCCCGATTGGATCTTATTTGAAAAATGTATGCGCGGTGATCCAACCGACAACATATTCAGTGCTTATCCTGGCGTGCGTACCAAAGGCAGCAAGAACAAAGTCGGTCTGGAAGAAGCCTATGCAGATCGAGACAAAAAAGGATTTTCGTGGAACAATCTCATGTTGCAGCGTTGGACCGACCACGAAGAAGTCGAACATCGAGTCCTGGACGACTACGAACGCAATCGAGTTTTAGTTGATCTCACAGCACAACCCGACGAAATTAAAGCGCACATTGCAGCAACAATCGCTGCCGGATCTGTGCCCAAGAACAAGCCCATGGTGGGCGCTCATTTCTTGAAGCTGTGCGGCAAGTATGAACTTACTCGTCTCAGCGATCAGGCTAACAGCTTCAGTACTTTTCTCAGCGCCAGTTATCCGGAATAATCATGACTACGAAATTCTCACAGCAGGTCAGTCGTGTTAAAACTATTCGACAGGGTGAAGCAGACTTCATGCTACGAGATGGTATTGTGAGCTGTCCTAGAGCTGGTTTTGAAATTGGCAGAGGGTGTCCTAAGGAATATCGACAGATTCTTATGCAGGCCATGTCCCATGGTTGGATTAAACCTGTGGCACATGTAATGGATTCAGAGCTTATGTGGGATCGACTATCGGAGCAAAGCAATGAAACCGTTTCGTAATTGGCTGGAAGAACTGTGGCGACAAAACTGTGACGAGCATGACGGTTGGGGCGAAGCTCGTCTTAGTTTGTCCGAATACTTTTCTCGTTACAAATGGTGGTTGCGGCGCGAATATAGATTTCAACAAAGGAGTTCACAGTGATTTTAGTGATGATGTTTGTTTTAATCTTGCTACAGATTAAACATTGGTATGTAGACTTTGTGAATCAAACGGAAGAAGAAGTCAAACACAAAGGAATTTACCTAGATTGGATTGGCATCAAGCACAGTGTCAAACACGGAGTCTCAACTTTTGTTATTCTGTGGGCAGTACTTGGTTGGGAAGAGACAGATCTGGCGTTTGCTTTGGCCACAGTGGATTTTTTACTACACTATCATATCGATTGGCTTAAAATGAATTACGGAAATCGTGATATCCGAACTCCGCAGTTTTGGAATCATCTGGGACTGGATCAAATGACGCATCAAATTGTATATATTATTATTGCTGGACTAACTGTATTATGAATGAACTAATTGCTCGACCTGTTATTAAAAACAAATTCTGGATTGTTGAAGAAGAAGGCAAAAAAATTGCCACAATCCAAGCCGTG